ACACCCTATTGTTAAAGATATTCTTGAGGAAACATACGGAACAGTTATCTTTCAGGAACAGCTAATGCAAATGGCTGTACTCCTTGCTGACTTCACATGGTCAGAGGCTGACAAGCTTCGTAAGATCATTGGTAAGAAGCGAGATGCTGCTGGATTTGATGAGTACAAAGAAAAGTTTGTTAACAATAAGTATATTAAGAAAGCAGCAGCCGAGAAAATCTGGGCGGAATTTGAACTAGCAGCCTTGTATATGTTTAACAAGTCTCACGCTGTTGCTTACTCTATGCTTTCCTATCAGACTATGTGGTTGAAGATTCATTACCCAATTGAATTCATTTGGTCGCTTCTATTTAATGAATCAGCAGGTGACAAGATTACGGCTTATTTGATGGAAGCGCAAAGGGTGGGCGTAAAGATACTAGCACCTGATGTGAATCACTCGGATGAATACTTTTCGGTAAGCATCAAGGGTGAGGAGGAGTCAATTCAATTCGGATTGTCTAATGTCGCCGGATGTGGTAACTCAGCTATCAAGGAAATTTTTGATAAGCGACCATTTGAGTCGTATGAGGAGTTTACTAACAAATGCAGAAAGTCTGCGGTTAAGGTAACTGTAAGAGAAAATCTAGAGAAGGTAGGTGCGTTTCAATCTTTGGGTCATGTCTCGGCTTACGATCATGAGAAGTATTATCTTCCTGTGTTGGGTTTCTCACTTAACACTAATGGTGAACAGAATGAAATGGATGAGTTTGTCGGGAAGCTTGCAGACTTCCACGAAATTACCTCTCCACTGACGCTGGTTAAGGCTGTGGTGCGTTCTACAAAGAAAACGCCTCAGTACCTCCGTATTGAGTTTGAAGACCATTCTGGCTCATCTACGGTGTTTGCCGAGCGTAATACCGAACTTGCCACACGGGACTATATTTATGCTCTTATTGGGGATAGAACGATGCATGACTTCTGTGATGCATATGAGTATTACGATTCAAGCTTGTATAACTTCATGATGTTACGGGCAAAGGGGCATGACCACGATTACGGCTGGTTGCATAAGACGGGTCTTGGAACTGCTGAAAAAGAAAAGACCTTAATGTATATCTTCCATATGCGTAAATTCATCACATCCACCGAGAAGGAAATGGCGAACCTTTATTGTTGGGATGGGGAGAAGATATTTAAGGTCGTGGTGTTCCCGAACACGCTAAAGAAGATTAAAGGTATTCTTCAGACCAAGACATGGTTTGCAGCGAGGTTAGAAAAGATTGAAGACCAAAAGACACTGACACGATTGGACTCTTACAAGGTTGAGAGTGACAGTGGTATTATCTCTATTGAGAATTACATTGAGAGAAAGTCTCTCAAGAAAGAAGATTATGTCTAAAAAAGATTATAACGATAATTGGAATCATCGTCACGACAAAGTTAGTGGTCAGATTAGTATGCGACCTGTCCCGAATAGGGTTAAGCCAACACCATTAGAATCTGCTGGTGATGATCTTGTATGGGCAATTGAAGCTCTTATCAATGAGCCAATGAGTATCCGGCGTTGGTTTTTAGTCAAGGATGCAATTGCTAAGTACAAGATGATTCGTGAAGACCGTTTCTAAGTGAGATTATCTATCCATACTGATCAGGATGTAAAAGATTCAGATGGGACAGCTGGCTATTCGTATAGTTATTTTAAAATGATTGAACACTTCTCTAGGTTCACCTATCAGGGTGAATCAATGGAAATACTTGATGATTCAAAAGATGCTAATGCTCAGTTGTTCTACATGGAGCCTGAGAGATACAACCACAATACTTGGAAGGATTTACGCAAACCTGACTTTAAGAAGTTTCATGATCATCAATATAAAATTCAAGGCACTCACATAGAAGCTACAAAAGTCTGGAGTCATTGGGTTGAGGCTATGAAGACTGTTGATGAAATCTGGGTAGGTAATTACTTCGCTAGAGATGCAGTATTGAATTCCGGTATTGAAACTCCTACTTATGTTTTTGAATTGGGTGTTGATCCAGTATGGAAGCCAGTTAGAAGAGAGCGCAAAGGTGTCATAAAGTTTCTTCATGTTGATTCAGCAAGTCCTCGTAAGAGAGCTGACTTGACAATAGAGGCTTTCCGCAGAGCTTTTGGTACTAGACGAGATGTGTCTCTTACTTTAAAATATCATCAGCATCAATCTGTCTTTAGCGTTAATTCTTTATTTGAGGAATCAAATATCATTCATATTCATGAAACTCTTTCTCAATCTGATTTAGTGAAGCTTTATCAGGATCACGATGTTCTTGTCTACCCCACAGAGGGGGAAGGTTTTGGTTTTATTCCATTACAAGCTCTTGCTACCGGAATGCCCGTTATTACAACAGGGCGGTGGTGTTCTTATGAAGACCTTCTGGGAGACAATGTTATTAAATCAAAGCTAGGTAAAACTCAGCACACTCAATATTATGACGGTGAAGTTGTTTTAGCCGAAATTGATTCCTTAGTGCATCTAATGAGAAAAGTTGTGGATAACTTTGATGATGAAGTAAATTATTATTTCAATCAAGCGCCATCTGTTTATGACAGGTATAATTGGCAAACGAGATGCGATGCATTTCTTGAGTCTGTGGTTAAAAGACTTGGCACAAAAACTTTCAACTAAGAAAAAACTATATTAAAGGAGAAAAATGTTAGTAGTAGATAAAAGAAAAGGCGATCATATGCCTATTCATGAAGTTATTCCAACACCGAGCATTGGATTGAATCGTGCTCTTGGAGGAGGACTTAACTCAGGAGCAACCCATTTATTCTGGGGAACACCATCCGTTGGTAAAACAACAATGTGTTTCCGGATTCTTGCGGAAGCTCAGAGAAGAGGATACCGACCAGTCATCATTGACTCGGAGTATTCCTATAATGATCAGTATGCTGCAAAGTGCGGTATCGACATTGATGATGTTGTTGTGATTCAATCAACAATTGTAGAGGAGATTATGAAGGCTCTCATCGGTTATTTGAATAACGATGTTGAGAAGCACATCTTCTTGTTTGATTCTCTATCAAATATCATCAAAGAAGAGTTTTATGACAAGCCAGAAGGCGGTAAAGCAATGGGACTTCAATCCCGTTCGCAAGGTTATCTCCTTCAGAAGCTTGTTAACTATCTCCACAAGGAACGGAATATTATGCTATTCGTAGCCCATCAGACCGTTGATCTAAGTGGAATGTTCGCTGTAACAAAAGCAAAGATGGGTAACACTGTCCACCACAACATGCATAATGTTGTAAAGCTATTCCTTTCAATGTCGCAGAAGGAGATGGAGCGTGATAATACTCACACTATCACTTCACAGAGAGCTGTCTGGACAATTGAAAAGACAAAACAGATTCCGACTATCGGTGCTCAAGGTTATTACTATGTTCTACCTCAAGAGGGAAAGATTGATACTGACCGAGAGCTTATTGATATTGCGGTTGAGATGGACATCATTCAGCGCAGAGGTGCGTGGTACTCTTACGGAACTGAGAAGTGGAACGGGATGACAGCTATTGATCTGTCTGAAAAGGTTAGAAATGAAATCGCAACTCTAATCTTGGGTCGTGAGTTCCAAGAGGTGTGATGTGGTTATCTATCTCTTAATAATTGCCAGCATTTGTGTTGGGATTGTTTATAATTTAATTAAAATGTATAAAGAGTTTATGGAAACAATGGATGAAACAGATATGGAAATTGACTAAATGAAAAGAAATGAAAAAGAAGAAACAAAGCGTGACGGAGCTAGACCAGTTAAAAACTCTGGTCGTGGATTCCGGAAGGGTGATGCAACGATGAATGAATTTGTTGTGGATTATAAACACAACGGCAAGACATTCACTCTCACAAGAGATGGGTGGATTAAGCTAAGAAAAGATGCTTGGAGATCAACATACAAACACCCATGTCTGTCTGTTGTTCTAGGAGAAGACTCTGATGTGAAGGTTGCCATTATTGAATGGCATGTATTTAAAGAATTAATTCAGGATAGCAACTATGAGTGATGAAAGAAAAAGGTTGGTTCAGGAATATGGACCAGAGATTGTCATTGAATGTTGTCGTGAGTGGAAAACACACTGGGGCAATGGGACATGGGGGAAATGTGGAATCTGCAGAGATGTTCCACAATTAGTTAAAGGAAAAACATGGGATGAATAGGAGAATGAAAAATGGCTGACATCATGGTAGACCCGGATTGGCTTGCTGAGCAGATGGGTGATAAAGCACAAGAATTTATTGAATGTATGAGGATTGTTCAAGACATTATTGATAATCCTCAGAATTATGTAGGAATGCAAGCTATTAAGTATTTAAATGTACTTTCTGGCTATAGAACAATGATGATTATTAAATCACAAGCATTCAAGAGAAGATCAAGTATTATGTCCGAACAAGATAAGTTCGTTAATGATATATGGAAAACAATGTACGAAGCGTTATTAGAAAATATCAATGCGTTAAAAATTGCTGCAAAAGGAGCATAAATGTTAAAAGCATTACAACAACTAAAGAACCCAAAAGAACCTATTAATAAGGAAGATTTGGTTGAGAAGCTTCTTAATGACGCTATTGACGACCATCTCGCTCTAAGGAACAAACCTGAATTTAAAAAGGTAGGCGGGTTTCACCCAAGCTATACAAACCAATGCGCTAGGTACTGGCATTATCTGTTTGAGGGTCAGGAGGTCACCCCCTCGTTTAGATCACAGACTTACCGTATCTTTGACAACGGACACGCTGTCCATGAGCGTCTGTACGGCTATTTGCGTGAGATGGGTATCCTCGTGGCAGAGGAGATTCCGGTGAAGCACACAAGCCCTCCCATTGAGGGTACAGCCGATGGAATTATTGATTGGTATGGTCACAAGTTGATTGAATTAAAGTCAATTAGTGCCGAGGGATTCCAGTATCGTCAGTTTCATAATAAA